TGAAGAATCTTTCAGAGTTGAATAAAGATTTATTAGAACTTCAGAAGAGAAAAAATGATCTACTACCAAAAGATCGTAAAGGTTCTTCAAATATAAATGTTGATAAGGCTGTAGTTTTCACTGGTTCGACATCGGAACTAATAAAATTAATAAAACAATCAAAGGATTAACATGGAAACTTTAAAAGAGTTGTTGAAGAAGCTATTAGCAGATACATTTACGATGTATTTAAAGGCTCATAATTATCATTGGAATGTAGAGGGGATACACTTTATTGAATTACACAAGTTTTTTGGTGATATGTATCTTGAACTTCATGGTTCCATTGACCCTATTGCAGAATATATTCGTACTTTAGATTCTCTAGTTCCTGGTTCACTGAAAAGATTCACAGAACTCTCAGAAGTTAAAGATGATTTAGGGTTTCCTAATGACATTGAGATGATTAAGAATCTTCAAGCGGATAATGCTATCATATTAAAGACTCTTACAGTTGCTTTTAAGTTTGCAGAGAATACTGATAAGATTGGTATATCTGATTTTCTAGCAGCCCGTATAGATGCACATGAGAAACATGGTTGGATGCTTCGGAGTATTGTTAAGTAATGGTAGCAGAAGATGGATATAGTGGTAACACTAATCTAAAGAGAGTAGGTGAGTCTATTGAATATACTGAAGAACAAGCCCAGGAGGTTATAAAGTGTATTCAAAGCCCAACATATTTCATTAAACAGTATGTCAAGATTGTTAACGTTGATAGGGGTCTTGTTCCATTTGATATGTGGGATTTTCAATGTGACCTTGTAGATTCCTTTAGAGAAAATCGTTTTAACATCGTCAAGTATCCTCGTCAGTCAGGAAAATCTGTTACCACCATAGCGTTCATATTATGGTCTGTGCTGTTTAATGATGACTACGTGGTAGCTATCCTGGCTAACAAGGGATCGTTGTCTAGAGAGCTTCTGAGTAGGCTTCAGAAGGCATATGAGTATCTTCCTAAGTGGTTACAGCAAGGAGTCATCACATGGAACAAAGGTAACATCGAATTGGAGAATGGTTCGAAGGTTTTCGCTTACGCAACATCAGCGGCTGGTGTCCGTGGTGGTTCTTTCAATCTTATCCTTCTTGATGAGTTTGCTTTCGTTCAACACAATATGGCTCTTGACTTCTTTCAGTCAACCTATCCTGTTATTTCATCTGGTAAAACATCTAAGGTAATAATCGTAAGTACCCCTAATGGTCTTAATCTATATTACAAGATGTGGATTGATGCTGTTGAAGGAAGATCAGATTATGTTCCCCATGACATTCATTGGTCACAAGTTCCAGGTCGTGATGAAGAGTGGAAAGCTGAGACTATTAGAAATACATCTGAAGAGCAATTTAGGGTTGAGTTTGAGTGTCTTGATGGGGATACTATAGTTGAAATACTAGACCCAGAAACAGATACTGAGTATAGAGTTAGAATAAAAGATTTATATGAGGTATTGAGTCCAAGTTTATAGGAATATAAATATAATAAAGGAGATTTTATGTTATATTTATATTACTTATGTAGAGATGATATTGTTCTTTATGTTGGATTAACAAAAAACATAAAGGAAAGAAAAAGAGAGCATAAGAGAAATAAGCCACCACATACATTTAAAGTTGTATTAGAGTTTGATAATTTAGATAAAGCTACATTAGCTGAATCTGAACACATATTTTTACATAATACATATAAAAATGGTTGGAATAAAACATCTGGAGGTGAATATAAAAACAACTCTGGATATGAACGAAAAGGCATAGGTGGTGTATTTAAAGGAAATGTGCCATGGAATAAAGGTAAGTTTGGGTATAAGTTACACAATGAAGAGACATTAAAAAAGTTGTCTAGCATAAATTGTGGAGAATTTAATAGAAATTCTAAATTATGTGAAGATGATGTTAGTTTCATAATATCAGAATACATTAGACACCCAGATATTAATGATGTTGGAAAAGTTATGCGTAATGGAAGATTAATGTCTTATGAGAGGGCATTCTCATTAAAATACGCAAAAGAATTTAATGTTACACCAGAAAATATAACTAGAATATTAAAAAAGAAAAGCTGGAATAACCTTTGGGATAAGTTTATAAAAAATGTTTAATGAAAATAGTAAAGGTTTTCTCATAAAAACTCCTACAGGATATGAAAAGTTTAAAGGGGTACAGAAGAAGCTAGTTGATAAAATGATAACAATTTCATTCACTGATTGTTCATCTATTAAGTGTTCTGGAAAACATGCATTTAAGTTAGGTTCAGACTTGGTTGTAGCAGAAAACATTATTATAGGTGATATATTAAATGGAAGAGAGGTATGTGGTTTAAAAGTTGAGCATGGGGTTTTTGAAGTCTTTGATCCTGTTGGGGTTGAGAACCATTCTTTATATTACTCAAATGGGGTTATATCACATAACACAGAATTTATTGGATCATCAGCAACTCTAGTATCAGGTTCAAAGCTAAGAACTCTGGCATTTCATAATCCTCTATTATCTGAAGATGGGTTTGATACTTACCAACAACCTATCAAAGGACATCTTTATGTGTGTACTGTGGATTGTGCAGAAGGTGTTGGTCTTGACAGTTCAACTATTAATGTAATAGATGTTACATGTTTACCTTATATCCAGGTTGCTAAATATAAGAGCAACACTCTTCCATTATTGTTTTTTCCAACAACAATATTCTCTGTTGCCACAAAATATAATGATGCGTTTGTTCTTATTGAGAATAACAGTATTGGTCAACAGGTTGTAGATATACTTCATTACGATTTGGAGTATGACAATATATTTAAATCTGAGACTCACAGGATTAAAGGACAAACTGTATCTCCAGGATTTAAAAGATCAACTACAATTGGTATAAGAACAACAAAATCTGTTAAGAAGATTGGTTGTGCTAATCTTAAAACATTAATAGAAAATGATAAGCTAGTAATAAATGATTTCGATACCATAGCAGAATTAAACTCTTTCATTAGAACAAGAGATAGTTATGCTGCTGATGAAGGAAATAATGATGACCTTGTAATGGGTCTTGTATTATTTGGATGGTTGAGTGCTCAATCATACTTTAGAGATACTGGAACAATTGATATACGAAAAATTCTTCTTGAAGAACATGATCTCTTTATGGATGAAAATCTTGCTCCAGTTGGATTTATAGATGACGGGAGAATGGAAGATATAACAATTGATGGTTCAGATATGTGGGTCGTTGGTGATCCTACTGTTCTAACATTCTAGAAAACATAAATATATTAAAAAAGAACTTTGGACATTAACATATAAGGAGTAATCCAAATGCAAAGAAATGTAACAAAACTTTCACCTGGAGTAAATGTATCTGAGATTGATTTAACTACTGTCATCCCATCTACTGCTACTTCAATAGGTGCATTCGCAGCCCCATTTGTTTGGGGTCCATGTGAAGAAATCACTACTGTTGCAAGTGAGAATGAACTTGTAAGTATCTTTAGTGAACCTAACAATGATTATGCTGAAGGTTGGTTTACTGCCGCTAACTTTTTATCATACTCAAACCATTTAAAGACTGTTAGAGCTATTGGAAGTAACACCTATAACTCTGTATTAACTGGTAATAGTACTCTTCAGATTAAAAACTCTACAGATTATGAGGCAAATTACTCTAACGGTACAACTACTACTTTTGGACCTTTTGCATCAAAGTATCCTGGAGAATTAGGTAATACATTACATATCTCAATATGTCCAAATGCTAATGCCTTCTCTCAGAATATTTCTGCTGTCTACTCAACAACTACAAACTCAGCAGTAAACGTTTCAAGTACAACTGTATTAACAACCGATGATGTTTCCGCATTCGTTGCTGTTGGTGATTTAGTTTCTTTATCAAAAGGAAATGTTGTAACAGCATACACAGAGGTAACAGCAGTAACAACTACTCAAATTACAGTATCCCCAGGATTCTCTGTGGCTGTAGATTCTGGTGCTGCTATCAATCGTAGATGGAAATATTACAGCAACTTTACTGACTCACCAGATACCTCTGATTATGTTGCAAATCGAGGTGGTTCTGATGATGAAATGCATATTGTAGTTGTTGACAACAAAGGATTATTCACAGATGTTCGTGGGGCTGTTCTAGAGAGATTTGGATTCATCTCTAAAGCTTCCGATGCTAAAACTCCAGAGGGAACAACAAACTACTATAAGAATGTTATTAATACAAAATCTAAGTATGCTTGGTGGTTAACACATCCTACATATGGAACAAATTGGGGCAACGCTTCTTTGAACACTGTATTTACAGAGACAGCAACTAAGAACTCTTATCAGGATTTTGCAACTGGAACTAATGGTACAGTTACTGTTGGAGATGTTGAAAGATCATATGACCTTTTCAATAATAGTGATACAACTGATATTTCTCTATTAATATCTGGGGCTGCTTCTATAACATTAAGTAGTTACCTTATTGACATGGTTGAAGGACGAAAGGATGCTATTGTGTTTGTTTCTCCACTTAAAACAGATGTTGTTGATAATGCTGGTAATGAACTAAATGCTGTTATAGCAACTCGTTCTGCCTTAACATCATCCTCATATGCCATCATGGATTCTGGTTGGAAATATCAGTATGACAAGTACAATGACTTATACCGCTGGATTCCTCTTAATGGTGATATAGCTGGTTTAACAGCAAGAACAGATCAAGAGCGTGATCCTTGGTTCTCTCCTGCTGGTCCTAATCGTGGGTTGATTAAAAATATTGTTAAGCTTGCATGGAATCCTTCAAAGGCACAGAGAGATGAGATTTACATGAAGGGTATTAACTCTGTTGTAACATTCCCTGGAGAAGGAACAATGCTTTATGGTGACAAGACTCTTCTTAGCCGTCCATCAGCTTTTGATAGAATAAATGTTCGCCGTCTCTTCATTGTTCTTGAAACAAGCATCTCTAAGGCTGCTAGATCAACACTTTTTGAGTTCAACGATCAATTCACTCGTTCACAATTCGTATCTCTAGTTGAGCCTTACTTAAGAGATGTTAAAGGACGTAGAGGAATTACAGACTTCAGAGTTGTTTGTGATGAGACAAACAATACTCCAGAGGTTGTAGATCGTAATGAGTTTGTAGGTGATATTTACATCAAGCCTACTCGTTCAGTAAACTACATTCAATTAAACTTTGTTGCTGTAAGAAGTGGTGTAAGTTTTTCTGAGATTGTAGGTCAGTTCTAAAACCAATAAGCCCCAACTAGACAACATTTAGTTGGGGCTTACTAAAAACAAGTATAAATACTTGAATAGATAACATATAGGAGAAAACAATGGCATTCAATGTACAACAGTTTAGATCAGAGATGGTTGGAGACGGAGCACGTCCAAACCTATTTGAGATGACATTACAGTTTCCCTCATTTAGTTCTACAGATACAGCTTCTACTAAGTTAAGCTTTATGTGTAAATCATCACAGCTTCCAGGTTCTACTGTTGGAGTTGTGCCTGTAAACTACTTTGGTCGGGAGTTAAAATTTGCTGGTAATAGAACATTTCAGGATTGGGCTATTACTATTATAAATGACGAAGACTTTGTTGTTAGAAATGCATTCGAGAAATGGATGGATGCATTAAACTCACATCAACTTAACGTAAGAAATCCTGCTGCTCTTCCATCAGCAAACTACACAGTAGATGCCGAGGTTACTCAGTATGGGAAAACCGGAAATCCTGTGAAGAAGTATAAGTTTATTGGTGTATTTCCTTCTGATGTTTCACCTATTGATGTTGATTGGGGTGCAAATGATCAGATCGAAGAGTTCTCTGTGACACTTGCCTATCAATGGTGGGAATCCGCTGAGATTGGTATTTAACGAAAAGGTGCTGATTGGCATTAGTCAATCAGCACCTAACTTTACAATGAAAAGATGATATATCTGTTAATTAAAGAGCATATACATACAGGATTAAAATACCTATGTAAGCATGAGACTAATAATGAAAGAACCTGTTATACCTATAAAGGTTCTGGAATATATTGGAGAAAGCATATAAAGAAACATGGTTGTTATATAAACACAATATGTATATTTAAAACTATCGACAAAGAAAAGTTTAAAAGTGTCTCAATAGGATACTCAAAATATTTCAATATTGTTAATTCGAAAGAATGGGCGAACTTAACAATTGAACAAGGATCAGGTGGAAAAACAATAACATCTGAACAATCATCAGTTTTTTCAAAAAATATGTGGAGTAGTGAAAGCTTCAAAGAAAATAATATAGATAGGTTAAGAAAACATATAGAATCTATACGACCATTATGTATACAAGGTGCTAAAGATAAGTTAACTGGTATACAAAAAACAGAAAAACATAAAGAAGCTATGAGGGGTAAGCGGCCACATGTTGACCAATCAGGCTCAAAAAATAATAATTCAAAAAGAATAGTAACTCCATTTGGTATTTTTGGAAGTATTCGTGAAGCGTCTCTAAATATAGAAGGATACACATACGGTATGATATGTTATAGACTTAAATTAAACAAAGAATGGAGGTACGACAATTATTAAATTATTTGGGTTTAATATCGGAAGAAGTGTAGTTACCGATCAACCACCCGCTCAACCAACATTCACATTACCAACAGAAGCATTAGATGATGGTGCTGTTAATATCACCTCAAATGCACATTATGGTACATACGTCGATCTTGAAGGTTCGGTTCGTAATGAACTAGAACTTATCACAAGATACCGAGAGATGTCTAATCATCCTGAGCTAGAAATGGCTATTGATGAGATCGTTAATGAAGCTATCACTAGAGATGAGTTTGGTGGTATTGTAGACATTAATATGGATAAGCTTGAACAACCTGATACTATTAAGAAAAAGATAGCTGATGAGTTTAAGAATATTCAGAAGATGTTGAACTTTAAGAATTTAGCAGATGATCTATTCAAGAGATGGTATATCGATGGGAGACTTTTCTATCACGTTGTTGTAGACGAGACAAAACCTAAAGAAGGTATACAAGAACTAAGATATATCGATCCAAGAAAAATTCGTAAGGTTCGAGAAATCAATAGAGACAAAGACCCCAAGACAGGGGCTATGATCATCAAGTCTACTGCCGAGTATTATGTCTACTCTGAAAGGGGAACAACTACACAGACCTTTACAGCAAGCGTAAATCAGGGTGTAAGAATTGCTGTAGACTCAATTATAAATGTAAACTCTGGAATGATGGATGCTAAAAATACATTCGTCATATCTTATCTCCATAAAGCTATTAAGCCACTTAATCAGTTGAGAATGATTGAGGATGCTATTGTAATTTATAGATTATCAAGAGCACCAGAGAGAAGAATTTTCTATATCGATGTTGGTAACCTTCCAAAAGGAAAAGCAGAACAATATTTACGTGATGTTATGGTCAAATACCGTAACAAGATGGTTTATGACGCATCCACAGGTGAATTGAGAGATGATCGTAAACACATGTCAATGCTTGAAGACTTCTGGTTGCCTCGTCGTGAAGGTGGTAAGGGTACTGAAATTACAACTCTTCCAGCCGGTCAGAATCTAGGTGAATTAGAGGATGTTAAATATTTTAAGAATAAACTGTTAAATGCATTGAATGTTCCTATTTCAAGATTAGAGCCATCTGAAGGTGGAATGATAGGAATAGGTAGAACTACTGAAGTTACTAGAGATGAAGTTAAGTTTTCAAAGTTCATCCAGAGATTGCGAATCAAGTTTTCAAAAATATTCGATGAGGCTCTTGGAACACAGTTAGCATTAAAGGGTATATGTAGTAAAGAAGAGTGGAGTGACTTTAAAGAAGCTATCTATTATGATTATAAGAAAGATAACAACTTCACAGAACTTCGAGATTCAGAATTACTAAGAGAAAGATTAACATCTCTTGGAATGATTGATCCTTATATAGGTAAATATTATTCTGTCGAGTGGGTTAAAAGATATGTTCTTCAACAAAATGCTGAAGATATTGATAATATGCAGAGTCAGATGGATAAAGAAAAAGAACTTGGTATAACATCTTTATCTCAAGATCAACAACAAGCAGAACAAGAATCACAGCAAGAAGTTGATCCTAATCATTACCAACCAGAAGATAATGTTTCTGAAAGTGATGGACATGAATCACATACCCCAATGTTAGATGCACAAACTAAAGAACGTCAAAGAAATTTATCATAAATAGGATATATATGAAGAAAGTTTTAGGAATGGTACTTTTATTATTAATGTTTGCAACTACTGCTTTTTGTCGGCCTATGATTGCAACGTTCAGATATCCTTTAGAGGATGAGTCTAAAATTACAGGATATAGGTTATACATTGATAATGGTATCCTATTGAAAGATAATATACCTACTAATGTAAGAACATTTGTCTTCGATGGTCCTGATGATAACTTAGACCATACTTATGTATTATCAGCATTTAATGCATATACAGAAGCGAAATCAAACCCATATATATATAAATGGGTTGCCCCTGTTATAGTTAAACCAACATATCTTAATATAAAGCCACAGTGAGGGATGAAATGAGTGTAGAACAGTTTATTAAACAAATAGCTGCTGGACAAACAAGTGATGCTACAGAGACACTAACCAATGTTCTTTCAAATCTTGCTTTCGAAGCTTTAGATAACAAAAAACAAGAAGTAGCACATAATATCTTTAATTTTCCAGTAGTTGAAGAAGAAACTTTAACCGAATTAGATAAGTCAACCTTAAGTAACTATATAACTAAATCAGCAGGAAGCTATGGTTATAATATGAGAACAGGTGAATTGAAAAAGGCTGCTAAGAGGTTGTCTGGTAGCTTCACAGCACAAAAGAAAATTATAGCTAAACAAGGTCAGACCAATGAAGAAGCTTTAAGTGAAGCTTCCTTGACAGCCGGTAAAAGGCTTGTGCATAAAGTTGGAGAAGGTATTCATACAGCTAAAGTGTACCATGATAAAGATTATAATGAGTATCAAGCACACTTCTATAAGAATGGGAAACACATGGGCGAAGGTCCGGTAAGTTATCATGATGATAAAGAAGATGCTATCAATAGTGTTAATGCTGGTCTTGAGCACATGAACAGTAAAAATTAATGAAGACTCTTTCTGAAGTCATACAAGCGTTAGATGAAGTTCGAGGGGGAGGTATTAACGTCCAATATTCGATTGACTCTAAGCTTGTGCCAGATAATAAAGGTGGTTACAGAACTGTCCGAGCAAGACGTATAAAGGTTGGTGACAAGGCTCCTACTCCTTTTGAAATAGATGCTCCTGGGGTTGGAGATTCTATTAATCAAGATAAGGATATGGGAAAATCTATCTATGATAAATACTATAAGAAATATATGCAGTCATTAAGAAAGACTAATAATCCTACAGTTAAGGAAGAGATCAATCTTGATGAGCAGAAGTTTGAAAGTGAACCACCTTTTATATTGGTACTTAAAAGAAAAAATGTAAGACTTTTTCCTAATAATGTTAAAGTTGCTTTATATCATAGTGAAAAATTGAATAAGTTTTTCTCTGTTCCATACGGACAGGGACTTAATTCAGTAGTTCAAGCAGAAGAAGTTCAACATATAGATGAAGAGCATAATATAGTTTTTAGTATGTTAAAAGCTTTTGCTTCTCTGAATGAAGACAACCAACAAAAGATGTTAGAAAAAATAAACGATGGTGTATCTTATGATATCATCAAAAAGTTTGTATTAGGAAGAGATGAATTTAATTAAACTTATATGTCAAGATAAACTTATAGAAGCAAATGATGTTTTCAATAAGCTTATCAGTAGTATTGTTGAAAAACGTCTTCATGAGGCTAAACAGTATATTGCATCAGAGATATATGAGGATGTTAATATTGTAAAGATGGGTAGAATAAACAGAGTTCGTAGAAGAATCCGAAGAGACGCTTCTGGTAGAATAGTTGTTCAAATGAATGCAAGACGTTCTGCTACAAAAGGCTATCATATCTCTGGAAATAGTATCCAAAGAATCTCAGCAGTACAACAGTTGAGAAGATCATTACAACTCAAAAGGTCTTGGAGAACATCGAGACGAGCTAAACTTTCCCGTTCACTTCTAAAACGTAAGATGTCTATGCGTCGAAGACAATCATTAGGATTAAGATAATATGGCCACCGAAATAACAAATACACTTAGATCAAGTTCTATTATTAGAGTCACAGGAGCATCAACAGCTACTATAACTCTTGCAAATCTTTCTTCAAATGTTGGTGTTGAGACTGTAAACTCAGCAGCAATTAAAAGAGTTATGTGGTCTACGAATGGAAACATTACAATCACTCGAAACTCAGATGTTCTTTTACAGCTTTATGGGAGTGGTGACTTTAAATTATCAGATATAGGACATACATTATCAAAAGAAAATACCTCAAGTATAGTTATTACAGTAACAACTGGTGGAACTATATTTGCTGAAGTGACAAAGCAAACAACATATTCACCAGAATTGATAGGAATGTAATATGAAACTTATTAGAGAAACAATAGAATCTGTAAATTACTTGACAGAGAAAACCGAGAATGGTTCTAAAAGACTTTATGTTGAAGGAACTTTCCTTGTTGGTGATAAGGTCAATCGTAACAATAGAATGTACAAAATGGATACTCTTCGAAAAGAAGTAAATAGGTATAATGAAGAGTATATTAAAACAAATCGTGCTCTAGGAGAACTGGGGCATCCAGATACCCCGTCTATTAATCTTGAAAGAGTATCACATAAAATTGTTTCTCTTGTTGAAGATGGAAACTCTTTTACTGGAAAGGCTCTTATCTTAGAAACCCCTTATGGTCAGATTGTTAAAAATTTTATAGAGAATGATGTTAATATTGGTGTTTCATCAAGAGCGTTAGGTTCTATATCTATGACTAAAGAAGGTTATAATCTAGTTCAAGATGATCTAAGATTAGCAACAGCAGCAGATATTGTAGCAGACCCTTCAGCACCAGGAGCATTTGTTAATGGTATTATGGAAAATCGTGAATGGATGATGGTTGATGGAAGGTTTACTGAGATGGATTTTGATGTTGCAAAGAAGAAAATTCAAAAGGCAACTGTAAAACAAATTGAAGAAGTAGCACTTCAGATTTTCGAATCTTATTTGCAAAAACTTTAATTGTATAAATAAATAATATAACAAGGAGATTTTCAAATGCCAGCAGATACAGCAAATAAATTAATGGAAGCAGCAGCAGATATTCTTTCAGGAAGCAAAAGTAAGGCAGTTTCTATGCCTCCAGAGAAACTTCCTGGTGAGGTTATCGACATTGGTGGACCGACCGCTCAAAACGGGAAACCTACTGATGATTCAAATAAACTTGATACAACAAAAGGTGCAAAGAGTGCAGAAGCCCCAAAAGCTAAAGCATCTGCCGCATCCCCAAAACTTCCTTCAACAGATTTGAAGAAAGAAGAAACCGATACTGATATTGAAGCTATCTTTGAGGATGAAACTATCTCTGAAGATTTTAAAGTAAAGGCAGCAACAATATTTGAAGCACGAGTTAATGACCGTGTTTCTATGATCAAAGAAGAAATCGAAACTCGTTATGCAGGAATGCTTGAAGAAGCTATTCAGCAGATCGAAGAAGACCTATCTACAAAAGTTAATGACTATCTAACATACGTCGTTGAACAATGGATCGAGAGCAATGAGATTGCTATTGAATCTGGTTTGAGAAGTGAGTTAGCTGAAGAGTTTATTTCAGGACTAAAAACCCTATTTACAGAGCATTATATTGATGTTCCTGCTGATAAGGTTGATCTTGTTGACGAACTATCAGAGAAGGTTGTTGACCTTGAAGGAAAACTTAACGAAGAAATCAATCGTAGCATTGAGACTCGTAAAGCATTAGTTGAAGCACATAAGAAAGAAATTGTTTCTAGCGTTTGTGAAGGACTTATTGATACTCAAGCAGAAAAGATTAAATCACTCGCAGAGGGTGTTGAATTCTCCACAGAGGACGAATACAGAACAAAACTTGAGACTATTCGTGAAAACTACTTCCCAGTGAACGTTAAAAAGGCAGATGTTTCACAATTACACGAAGCTTTTGAAGAACAAGAGAAAGAAGTTGTAAGTAGTGATCCGTTTGTTGCCGCTGTTACACAGGCAATTTCAAAATCAAAACCAAAATTCTAATAAAAAACAAGGAGAATAAAAATGTATTTGTCCGAAGAACTACAAACTAAATGGTCATCTGTTCTAGACCACAAAGATTTACCAGCAATTACCGATCCTTACCGTAAGGCTGTTACTGCTGTTATTCTAGAGAATCAGGCTCTAGAAATGGGGAAAGCTTCTAGCATTCTTCAAGAAACTTCTCCTGCTAACTCTGCCGGTACAGGTGGTTTTGGTGGTGGTGCAACTGCTACTGGTCCTGTTGCAGGTTTCGATCCAATCCTTATTAGCTTGGTTCGTCGTTCTCTACCTAACCTTATTGCATACGATGTCTGTGGTGTTCAGCCAATGACTGGTCCTACAGGTCTTATCTTTGCAATGCGTACAACTTATAGCACAAACAGAGATATGCAAAATGCGGCTATCGAGGCATTCTACAATGAGGCTAATTCTCAGTTCTCTGGTAATACAACTCCTGCTCAGGCTGCTTTGGCTGTTGATGTTGCTGCAAATACTGCTGCTACATTCGCAAATAATGCTGCTCCTGGTGTTGCAATGCCTACTGCAACTGCTGAAGACCTTACTTTCGCAGAAATGGGTTTCAGCATTGAGAAGGTTACTGTAACTGCTAAGACTCGTGCTCTAAAAGCTGAGTATTCTCTAGAGTTGGCTCAAGACCTTAAGGCTGTTCATGGTCTGGATGCTGAAACTGAGTTGAGCAATATTCTTTCTTCTGAGATTCTTGCAGAAATCAACCGTGAAGTTGTTCGTACAATCTATGGTATTGCTAAAACTGGTTGTCAGGTTGGTGCTACTGTTGCTGGTACTTTCGATCTTGACACCGATTCTAATGGTCGCTGGATGGTTGAAAAGGTAAAAGGTCTTGCGTTCCAAATTGAACGTGAAGCTAATACTATTGCGAAGACTACACGTAGAGGGAAAGGTAATGTTATGATCGTTTCTTCTGACATTGCTTCTGCTCTAGCTATGGCTGGTCTTCTAGATTATCAGTCAGCACTACAGGGTCAAGTTAATCTAACTGTAGATGACACTGGTAATACTTTTGCTGGTACAATGTTTGGACGTATCAAAGTATACATCGATCCTTATGCACCTATTTCTTCTGCTCGTGAGTTTGCAGTTGTAGGTTTCAAGGGTTCTAATGCATACGATTCTGGTTTATTCTATTGCCCATACGTTCCTCTACAGATGGTTCGTGCGGTTGATACTGGAAACTTTCAGCCAAAGATTGGGTTTAAAACGAGATATGGTTTGGTTGCTAATCCTTTCGCTGGTGGAGACACTCAGGGACAAGGTGCATTGACTGCTCAAAGTAATAATTACTACAGAGCTTTCAAAATCCAAAATCTGATGTAATAAGTAGTTGGTATTAGAGTGTAAAGTGGGTGTTAATCACCCACTTTACACTCTATATTTTAGGTTTCCACAATCATAGAGTTTCAAGAAACCATGTTCTGACATCAATTGGTCTTCTGTCTTGTTAAGATCGATATCATCCCCCAACAACATTTTTAACTTGTGCTTTTGAGTTTTAAATCTATTGAGTCTTAGTGTTCCATTCTTTCCAACCCAATTATATCCAACATCAGTTGTTTTCACGTATTCACCAAGTTTATTATATGAAGACCCATCAGAATATCTTAGATCAGCATACGTTATTATAGTTTTAACACCCAATTTATTCTTCACATAAGAAATAAGCTTTGACAATCCTCCAACAACTTGAGTATTCAATTTACTAGCAAATCGTATTAATTCGTAATCATCCTCAAATCTAGATTTACCGTATGTCATTATACATATAATATCGTCACCATCATAAAGCCCCACATTAGAACCAGCACAAGCCCCTTGAAGATGATTATTATTAAGAAACATATCAGAATCATTTTTACCTACTGGTTTAATTGTAAGCTTTCTCGCAAAATATCTTTTATTATATAAGCCAAGTTTAGATGATATAATGCTTTTCACAATATCTTTTTTAAATAACCACTCATCCTCAAAAAATTGCAGTAGTTGTATACCTTTTTCTTTACATAAATCCATTTTATTTTTATGATATTTTTTAGCATCTATACCTTTAAATTTAAATACTTTTTCTGAATGCCAGTAAATACCATTAAACTCTATAGCTATATTTTTTTCTGGTATAAGTATATCAAGTTCTTTACCTATAGTCTTTCGGTTGTTTGATACAATATCACAATCGATTATAGATTTTAACCATAGGAACATTTCCTGTTCCCCAAAAGAAGACGAACCTCTTTTAAAGTTTGGATCAAAGCATATTCTTGAAAAGTGGTTGAGTAAAGTAGTATATGGCATGTTGTTAAAGTGATCTCTCATAACATCAAATACACAAGAATCTTTACATATAGAATTTAGATATTCATGATCTGATAACTTATCTTGGTCTAAACCATATCTATTGAATGTATCACTAATAACACTATCATAATATTTCTGTTTTGTAATTTTTGTTTTCTCTTTTGAGATTGGTATATCCTGAACAGAACTAACACCATACCTTAATTCTCTTGTTTTTTTAGCTTTAGAGAGTCTATCTTTACTGTTTAATGTATTTTTTATAGATGTGTTATATCTCATACCTGAATCTTTATTCATACATGTTATGGAACACCATTTTGTTCCAAATTTAGCATGTTTACCACAGTAGCATTTATTATATTCACCTTCTATAATGATGTCTATTTTTTCTTTTATTTTAAAATCCTCTGGAACAAGATCATCTATCTTTTCCATTATCCCAAGTTTTTGTAAATAGCTTTTATGCATTTTTCTGGGGGATTTTCTAACTTCTGTTAAAATATTAATGTCAATGCTCATATAACCTCCTGATTATTAATTTTATATATACTACATGGGTCTTTAAAAAATGTCAACTAAATATATGAAAAGGAGAAAAAATGACAGTACTAACACGAAATCCACAAAATCCTAATCTACTTCATAGTAATAAATTTCAACTCAACTTCTCAAGAAGTCCAAATCTTCAATATTTTTGCCAATCAATGGTTGTTCCAGGAATATCATTATCAGAGGTTCCAAGGACAACACCTTTTGTTGAGTTATACTCTCCAGGAGATAAGGCTATATATGATATACTCAGTGTAGTCTTTATGGTTGATGAAGAAATGGCTGCTTGGAAAGAAATACATGATTGGATTAGAGCAATGACATTCCCTTATGAGTATGAAGAGTATGTTAATCTACCAAATATTGCAAGACCAATAGTTAAAGAAGTATTTCCACAGTTCTCAGAGGCAAAATTGACTATACTATCTAATGCTAATATACCATCTTTTGAGTTTACATTTGTTGATATATTTCCAATATCACTATCATCTTTTGGATTGAGTACTATGTATTCTCCTGATGATGTAATTACAGCAGATGCATCTTTTAGATATTCTTATTACAATGTTAAAAAATTAAATTAAGGATTATTATATTATGGAAAGACTTGAAAAGTTATTAGAGATGTGGGAAGTGGATTCAAATATAGATTATACAGAACCAGGAAGAGCTTTACTGGATATACCAAAGTTGCATTCCAAGTATCTTAACATATTATCAAGACATAGATTACTGTTAAAGCAAGCTGAAATGTCCTTTTATAAAACAAGAAATTTGAAGAAGGATTATTATTCTGGAAGACTTGATGAAGAGACATTAGAGAAATATAAATGGGAACAATTTCCATATATCATATTAAAGACAGATATCAATAGTTACCTTGAAGGAGATGATGATATCAATAGATGTAAAGCAAAGATGACAATTCATAACGAAATAATAGAAGTATGCACAGCTATTATGAAAGAGCTTCATTCTAGAACATACCAATTAAAGTCATATATAGATTATGAAAGATTTATTCAAGGTGGATGATGGACGTAGAAGTAAGTAAATTTAATGAGGCTTATGTTAGAGTTACATGTAATGGTGGTATTGAATATGAATTAAGAGACTATTTCTCATTCTTTGTTCCAGGATACCAATATATGCCAAAATTTAAATCAAAGATATGGGATGGTAAACTGTATCTATATGATGTTAGAAAGAAGCTTTTATACCATGGATTAGCTCCTTATATCGAAAGATTTTGTAAGGAACGGAATTATACTCTAGATATATCTGATGATGTTATAGTATCACAGGAATTCTCTGTTGTTGAAGCTAAAGCGTTTATTGATACATTGAATCTTCCTCATAAGGTTAGGGATTATCAATTAAAAGCATTTATCAAAGCTATTCGTGATAGACGTATGCTTTTGTTAAGTCCTACAGGAAGTGGAAAGTCTCTTATCATATATTTGATCATAAGATATCTTCAGACCACAAAACAGAGAGGGCTTTTATTAGTTCCAACTATATCTTTGGTATCTCAAATGTACAAAGATTTTGAAGATTATGGATATAAGTCAGAAGATTTCTGTCATATGATTCATGCCGGTAGGGATAAGGGGGCTGATAAATTTCTTTATATATCGACATGGCAATCTATTTACAGATTACCAAAAGACTATTTTCGTCAATTTGATTTCATAATTGGTGATGAAGCACACCTATTCAAAGCACAGTCCCTTACAGGTATTCTAAGCCTCTGTGAGAACGCTGAGTGTCGAATAGGGACCACAGGTACACTTGATGGTAAACTTGTCCATAAGCTCGTCCTAGAGGGCTTATTTGGGAGTGTCTATAAAGCCACAACAACTTCTGATCTTATAGAGAAAAACCAGTTATCGAAATTTAAAATTAAGTGTCTTATCCTTAAGTACCCAAAAGAAATATGTGCGGCTGTTAAGAAGATGGATTATCAAGATGAGATAGATTTTATTGTTCGAAATGAAGCTAGAAATCGTTTTATACGAAATCTAGCATTATCATTAACAGGAAACACTCTACTTTTATTTCAATTTGTAGAGAAGCATGGACAGGTATTATATAAAGATATTTTTGAGAGGGCTACTGATAGAAAAGTTTTTTTCATTCACGGTGGAACTGATGTAGAAGTTCGTGAGGCTGTAAGAAAGATTACAGAGGGTGAAGAGAATGCCATAATACTTGCATCATATGGGACTTTCAGTACAGGGATAAATATCAGAAATCTTCATAACATAATTACAGCATCACCTTCTAAATCAAAGGTCAGAAACCTTCAATCTATTGGGCGTGTTTTGAGGTTGGGAGATAATAAAGAGGAAGCTATTCTTTATGATATATCAGATGATATGAGAGTTGGAAAACATCAGAATCATACTCTAAAACATTTTATAGAGAGAATTAAGATATATGATGAAGAAAAGTTTGAATATAAATTCTACAATATTGAAATAAAAGGATGATATTATGTTAAAAATTTTGAGACTTGTAAATGGTGATGATATTATTGCGAATGTTAATACCGAATCAAAAGATAAAATACTTCTTGAGTGTCCTTTTGATATGACAACAGTTCGTTCAGATAATGGTGTTAGTATTATGCTATTACCATGGTTACCTGTTGAGTTTATTGAAGATAATTCAACAACAATTGATAAGGATAGGATTCTGATAGATATGAATCCATCAAAGAAATTGAAAGATTATTATAATAAATCTCTTGATATTCTAATTAAGAAATTGATTCGGATTGAATCACAAACAGGTGGGAACGACTTTGATGATGTTACAGATAAGATTGGGCAATCTCTAGTTGTACCTGAGAGTAATACCATTCATTAGCCTCTAATAGTGCTTCGCACATTTCATGACTACTGGTATTATGTATTTCCCATCCTTAATATACTCTAAGAATCTTTATAGCCATTATGCAAACGACACCAAGGAATGTAACACAGTTTTTTGGTGTTGTCAAGTATTATTTTTCATCCTCTGTATCCTTAATATACTCTAAGAATCTTTATAGCCATTATGCAAACGACACCAAGGA